GGACTAGACCACTCTCTAGATGCTTACGGATACTTCATTGCGTTTAGGTTCCCAGTTGCCGCCGAAGGCAAAATCACTGTCTATAACTGACTGGTAAATATATAAAAATATGACCCAATTCTATACATATATCTATCTCGATCCTAAAGACAACACGCCTATCTACGTCGGAAAAGGCAAAGAAAATCGCGTCCATACGCACTTCAAAGGCAAAGGCAAACTCGGTAATGTGTTGCGCAAACGAAAAGCAGAAGGCTACACACCACAACCAATCATCATCAATATGCCGAGCGAAGCGGAGGCATTGCAGTTAGAGATATTTTGGATTATGTACTATGGTCGCGCTGACCTTTCACTAGGCACACTATTCAATCTCACCAATGGTGGTGACGGCGCCACAGGAAATATACCGTGGAACAAAGGTAAAACAGGTTGTCAGACCGCCTGGAATAAAGGCCTGCCGCCTGAACAACAGCCGAGATTTGGGACAACACACACCTCCGCCGAAGAAACAAAAGAAAAGATTCGACAAGCCAGGACTAAACAAATCACCAATCCCGAATCCGTACAAAGAGCCGCTGAGAAGAATAGGCAGAAGTTCAGCGATCCGGTGTGGAAACACCAGCATTCAGAAAGAATGAAACAGATGTGGGCTCAATTAAAAGCGAGAAGGGACTATGCTAAACAATAATAATGAACAAGTAGTGGCGTTGGGATTTTCGGCGAAGGAATTTGTGGCAATGCTCGATACAAAGCAAGCCAACGATGCCCGCAAGTCACTTGCCTATTTCAAAGGTGAGCAAGAAGAAGAACTAATCAAGAAGCTCAACGAGCAGCGTAGCAACTGGCGTGAGAAGAAAATGAACCCACGTTTCTACAACATCACAAAGATGGTTGTAGAGAAGTCGGCAATGATCTTCAAAGACACTGCGCCTAAGTTAGCAATCTTCGACGAGAAGATGGTTACCCAAAACAAGCCAGCCACCGAACTATTGTACGAACTATTCAGCAAAGAAGAGTTCAGTGAGTTCTGGCACAACTTTGACGAAGTGCTGCGCCTAATGAATACGGCTTTAGTATTAGTTCAGTGGAACAACGAAGATCAAAAGTATCTGTTGGACATCCTATATCGCGGCAACTGTGAAGTTATCCTATCACCAATCAATCGCAAAGTAATCGGACTGATCTATCAAGTAGCCGACAATATGTATCAGGTCTACACCGAAGAAGAAGTTATTGAACTAACAAAGGTAAGCAGCCCAGGTGCTCAAATGTCAGTTGCAGTTACTGCTCGTGAAGTTAACCCATACGGGCTTATTCCAGTAACTCCATTCTATGACACCAATGCACCTATCAGTGGCTTTTGGGTCGAACAAGACAAGAGCTTAGTTAACCTAAATGAAATGGTTAACTTGCACCTAACCGATTCTGAATACTCCTTGCTATGGAGCAAGATGAGTACCTTATTCACAAATATGCTTCCAGCAGGTCATCAAGCAAACAACTTCGAGAGTATCGAGTCAGTTGCAATGGCACCGGGCGCAAGAGTTATTCCGAGAACAGATATTGTTTCAAACAACCCAGCCCAAGCAGCAGGTCCAGGCGCAGCAGTAGTGTTGACTTCACCAATGGGAGAAACACCATTCCTCGAATACAAGAACCCACAGATTGACTTAGTTGCTATGAGCAAGGTAGTTGATGGTTGGATCAGAAACGAAGCGAGTGCTTGGTCAGTCCGCATCGAGGTCGAAGGCCAAGCTCGTGCAGCAAGTGGCTTCCAGTTCCTGGTGGAAGAAATGCCCAACTTGGACTTGCGTAAGCAGCGCCAGAAGATGTTTGAGAGCGGTTTTAAGCGCATGTATCGCGTCCTACGCACTGTGTTCAACACCGCTGGGGGTGTGACAGCATTCCCTGAAGCAAGCCAGCTATTCGCACAGTTTGAGCCACCGCGCTTGCCTGTTGACCTACAGCAGCGTGAAACAGTTTGGGAAATGAAGATTGCAGGTGGCCGCGCCACAGAACTAGATTACTTGCAGGAAGTGGAAGGCATCAGCAGAGAAGAAGCAGAAAAGCGTTTCGCTGAAATAGTTGAGTTCCAAATAAAGAAAGCAGCACTATTGGCACCACTTCAGCCAGTAGTCACAGATATACCAGGATCGGATACAAAACCTGATCCGCAAGATGATAAATAATAAATAACAATACCGGATGGTAAAGGAAAAAAACTATGGCGGATGCCAACTTAGATAACGATAGTGCGGATGCACAGAAGCAGAATGCCCCAGTTGAAGCTAATGTAGATGTAAAAGTTCTACAAAAAGAGTTAGCCGATACAAAGGAATTACTGGAGAAAGCACGTAGGGGCGAAACCCACAACCGAAACCAACGCAAGGACTTGGAAACAAAGCTTGCCGAACTTGAAGGTAGTGACTATAAGTCGAAATACGATGCAACTCTACAAGAATTGACAGAGTTGAAGAGTGGTTTAGTGAAGACCGCAGTTGACCAAGCCCTAACGGCAGCAGCAACAGCAGCAGGCGCTAAAGACATTAAAGCAGTGTTGAAACTTGTTGAGCGCGATTCAATTGAAGTTAAAGATGGTGCAGCGGATGCCAAGACCATTGATGCAGCAATTGCAAAAGCAAAAGAAGAATTTAGCGTGCTTTTCGAAGCCCCAAAAACTCCTGATATCAAGCGCCCTGGCGTTGGCAATGTTACTGACACATTCAAGAATGAATTGACAGCGGCAAAGACCAAAGACGAGAAGCTTGCAGTGATGAAGAAATATGGGATCGGAACTACTATATAACAACCCATTCGTACTATCGAATAAAAATAAGGAGCATTAAAAATGCCATTTACCACTAACCTAACAGGCGTAACGCAAGTTGATGACAGCTTAGTTACAGCCTTTGAACAACTTGTCTGGATGGAATTCGGACAGGCAAACGTAACCGACGGACTTGTTTCCAAGAAGGTCGAAATCAACGCTAAGAGCATTTCGATGCCTAAGTACAGCCGTTTAGCCAAGGCTACTACACCGTTGGTTGAAACAGACGACATCACATCGACAGCACTTGCTGACACCAAGGTTGTATTCACACCAGTTGAATACGGCAATGCAGTAACACTCACTTCTTTGGCTTCGTTCCAAACTGGTGGACTTGTTGACGCTGCTGCTGCTCAACTTATTGGTGAGAACTGGGGTTCGACAATGGACCAAATCACTATCAACGCAATGAACGCAGCAACAAACTCGTACATTATCGCTGGTACTGCTGAAGGTTCCGTAACTGCTGGTCAAGTTGCTAGCCGTACATTCCTGAACTATTTCTACAACAAGCTAAGCCGTTCGAGCGTGCCTAAGATTGGCGGAACTTACATCATGGTTGCACACGACGACGTCGTATCTGACCTACGTAACGACACATCAACTGGTTCTTTCGTTGAAGTAACAAAGTACACAAATGCTTTGGCTGCTCTAATGAATGAAGTTGGTATGTTTGCAGGCTTCCGCATTGTTACTGATAACAACGCACCGTTCGCTGACCAAACCGGCGCCGGTACTGTTGATATCTATAACAGCTTCTTCCTAGGTGCTAACGCACTTGGCAAGGCTACAAGCCTAGCTGGCGAAATGGGTGTTACTGGTCCTTTCGACAAGGCCAACCGTTTCTACAACTTGTACTGGAAGGAAGTATCGCACACACAAATTCTTGACCAGGCTGCAATCTGGACAGGACGCTGCGCTTCTGCTGCTGGTGCTAACGCAGTTTAATAGCTGAGTGATCCACAAAAGGGCTTCGGCCCTTTTTCTTTGGGCGCAAGATTGATGGCTGTCTCGGTTGATAAATACTTCAAACGGGAGAACCAATGCGCCGAGTAATGTATGAATTCACTTGCACTGAGTGCAACGAATATAAAGAATCACTAGTTCGCGAAGACCTATCAGACGCGCCTACTTGCCCGCACGGTCACGGAACAATGAAGAAGATCATATCAACTTCAACCTTTCATTTCGCTAACGGCACTGGTACGGACATGGGAAATGCATTCGCGTTCCGCAATCGCCCACTATGGGGAGGTTAACCAATGATAACACTTACTTTAGGCACTAACACCTATATTACTTTGGCTGATGCCGAAACCTATCACACAACATACGGTAATGTCGATTGGACATCAACTGTTGATGACGAAGCAAAGAAGCTCGCATTGGTACTTGCCACACAGGCTGTTGACTTGCTCTATGGTCAGAAGTTCCTAAGTTTCGTATCAGTAGAGACTCAGCCACTGCTATTTCCGAGAGCATCGTTTTACGACAACGACGCACGCTATCACACTACCTATCCAACATCACTAAAGAACGCAGTATGCGAGATTGCTTTGATGTCATTGCTTGGTGCTGACATTTTACCAATGGCATCCGCAGCACAGAACGTAAAAGCTGAGTCGATTCAAGTTGGTGGCATTAGCATCAATACTCAGAACTACAAAGCAAACGAAGGCGAGTCCTTTGAAGGCTTCCGTAAGGTAGACATTCTATTGCGCCCAATACTGCGCCAACAAGGTTCTAGCTGGAGATTGAAAGCCTAATGTTTAACTGGAGCCTATCACAAGCCAAAGTCACTGCTGCCATTCGCTTGGTAGGGTTTCAAGTGACGCTAACAAAGGCTGACGACAGCACAGCGAAAGCCTACGCGGTTTGGGATTCATCTACAAAGAATGATCTTCGTGAAGGTTCTCCACTAACAGGCAATCAAAAGCAAATCTATATTGCAGCCAACATCAAGAAAGTGCCAGTACCGGGTGATTACATCAGCCAAGGCACTGATATGTATTCCGTTGTTCAAGTTGAAGCATATCGCCCAGCAACAGTGACACTCGCATATAGGGTGGTAGTGCAATGAGCGGAACTCTTAAGGATGTATCTGTGCAGCTTGGTACTCGCTTACGCA